TTATATTTTCTCGATTTCTTCCCTTAACCATTCTAGATCACGAACAGTATAAACCTTCTCAGTGATATCTTCTATTCGATGACCTACCAACAGTTTAATAACGTATTCGTCAACGTTTGCTCTTTTTGCCATTGTAACAAAAGTTATACGTGGATCATGGGCGCGGTGGTCTGGATTTAAGTTTAGTGCATCAATAACCTTTTTAAACCTGTGTGAGTACTTGTCATAAGTTAGCTCAGGGCTTCGCATTGATTTAGTATCATTAAATAAATAATTGCTACCAATACTTTGGGCGAATTCGTAATTCTTTTTGACCAAGTTTCGAATTTTAGAGTGTATCGGTACAATTCTGTCCCTGCCTGCATCTGTTTTCATACCGGCCTGAAAATACCATTCATCTAAATTTACATTGCTTAATTCAAGCGTTACAAGCTCGAGTGGTCTCCAACCAGAATACATTTGGATCAATATTATATCAACAAATCTAATATCATCAAGACTGTTCCATAATATCTCTCTTTCATCTTCGGTAAATGGGATGTGACTCCTTTTAGCTTCTTCACGTTCCTTAATTATATCACCAGATATTTCAAAAGTTCTTGCATAGTTTCTGTCAACAATTTCATATTCTAAAGCGTAGTCAAACATTAAATTGAACATAGACTTTATTCTGCCTTTTAGCCCGGCGGTGGGGCGTATTACTTCTCCTTTTCGCTTTCCGACTTTTCCAATAATAAAACCATCTTCCATACAGCCTTTCATATGCCTTGCCCTTATATCTTTTGCCCTCATGTTATAGACAGAAGAACAATAAGCCCAAGATGATGATATCGCCCTTGCTGATGATTCGTTTTTTAAAGTTTGGAAATAAACGGCTGTCCACTTCTCGTACAGTTCACTCATTGTTAAATCAGGCGCTAAATCATAAGGGTTTCTATTATACTCTACCAGGGCGGCGTAAGCTGCGTCATAGGTTTCAAAATATGCTTCTGGCTTTAACGGCTTCAATATCAATTTTCCAGATGCATCTTTTCCGGTTGTTTTTCTTGCATAAAAAGGTTTCCTTAAGTTTCTTCCTCTTATTTCTGTAATGCTTCCGAACCCATTAGGCAGTTTCCTCCTTTTGTTTTTTGCGCTGCGTCCTCGACTTTTCTTCTTTGCTGCAGTTACCGTAATTGGATATCCACAGTGAGGACAAGCCACCGCTTTGTCGCTGATTTCCCGGACGCACTCCGGGCATTTGATTAACGCCATCGTTTTCCTCCTAAATTATGGTACAAAAAATGCACCATACCTTTGACAGACTGGTGCATTAGTGATACAATAGTTTTGCGAAAAAGTTGTATCTGGCCACCGTCAGGTATAATATTTAAAATCCGTTCCAGTTAGCGCTGGGGCGGTTTTTATTTTGTTTTTAATCTTATATTCCTATCTATTTGTTTTTACCTTTATCTCTCATAATTTCAACTTGTTTCATTGCGCTTATAAGGGCTTGCTCTAGAATAGCCAGTGATTTGTCATCAATCTTTTCACCATTAAAATAAAGTGGGCTGCTATCCTTATCGTTCATATCTCCAATAATTTCATTTATTTTCTTTGCAATATCGCGTTCTGATACAGGTGTTAATTCAGATTTTCTTTCTCCAGAGTCCACCCCAGTCATTAAGTAGTCCATTGAAATTCCAAAGTAATCACATATTTTCGTTGCTAGCTCAGGTCCAACAAGAGAATTCTTTTTTTTCCACGTGCTAACCGTTGATGTTCTTACATTATTGTCTTTGCAAAATTTGTAAGGCGTAATGCCAAACTTAATACAGAGTTTTTCGAATATTTCATACATATTAGCACCTCATTGATAATTTTTAAAATCACGAAAAAAACTATTGACTAACTCTGTATACCGTGCTATAGTATGGACATAGCTCGGTACATAAAGCTAACAACAGCAATACCGCTATAATAGTTCGTTAAAATGATGTAACTCGTTCAGCAAAACAAGTATATCACTAAACCGAGCTATACGCAAGTATTATTTTAAAAGAAAGGAGGTATTTTATGTCTAAAATGTATTCTTGTTCCGAGGTAGCAGAGCGCTACGGTGTACAAGTTATCACAATTTGGGATTGGATTCGAAAAAAGAAATTGCCTGCTATCAAGATTGGCAAGCAATACAGAATCAGCGCTGACGACATAACTGCATTCGAAGAATCGTGTCGTACATCGAAATAGCTTATTAAAAAGGAGGATAATATGGACGCAATACAAGAAGTACAAAAAGTACATGACGCGGAGCAGATAGCTGAACATGTGGCACGGATTTTGTTAAGTGCTGGTCAGTATCCAGGATTTAATGCTGGTGGTGTTCCGGTAGAAGTAGCCGCGGGCGTATACGGCAAAGATGCCACTTGGGTACGCCAAGGTATCGAAGATGGTTGGTTACCCATTGGTCACATGGTTTGGAGGGGAAGTAAAAGAAATTTCTATATCTCGCCTAAGAAGTTGTGGGAAGACACTGGATTTATATGGAAGGGATAAGGAGGACAACCCATGCAAAACAACCCCCTAGACGATTACACCGACCACAGCCCATCATTGGCTCTAACAGAATACATAATGCTTCCCATAATTACAGTTGTAGTCACCGGATTGATAGTGGCAGCGTGTACGTACCTAAAACTGCTTTGAAAGGAGGACAAGCCATGGAATGGATTCACTACCGCAGGCTGTTCCACATAGCTCACAGCGAGTACAAGCGTTGCAAATTAATAGCAAGGGTTGAGGCAATTATCATAGCCGCGTTGGTAGCGGTGGTGTTTTGCCAGATGAGATAAGGAGGTGAGGATTTTATGTCTGACAAAGATATGGAATTGGATAGATTAGCGACATATAGAGAAGTCTTGGAGTGCTATTTTGATTCAAGAGGAGTTGCATGCAGAGCACTTTCGAGAGCCAATATCGCAATAGCTTTATCCGTAATAAATACTATCGCGATATTAGGAATGTTTTTATATCACTTTACGATATGAACAAAGATTTCCTGGCTATTAGAAAAAATTGATATTGCAATAGCCAGCAGAGAAATCACCGCAGATAAAACTTTGAAAGGAGAAGGTGAGAGAGATAAAGCGAGAGGTGATAGTAGATCTGGAAAAATCACTTACCAAGGAACAGAGAAAAAACTTTAAAAAGGAAAATCCGGGGCAAAAACTAAGTTTCAGACTAAGATATCCGGATTTCCCACTGATCATTTCCATAGTTTCGTTATTGCTTGTAATATGTAAGCCAATTCTTCTCGGTATGCTCCAATGGCTGCAAACAGTGCTATTGCAGTAGTAATGTTCCACTGTGTATTTTGACTTAGTCTGTTTTCGATATATTCGTTACCATCAGAAGTGCATAAAAGGTGAGAAGTAGACTTCACATGCAAGTCTTCATAGCCTTCTTCGGATTTAGAGGAGTCGGCAATGCGGAACGAGAGCTTTTTTTCCATCTCTAGGGATTCAACCATAGCCTGCAGATCTAAGTGTTTTTTGAATTTTGATTGCAGCTTGTTAAAAGCAACATATGGGTGCCTGTAGACGTAGAGAAGAACAGAAAAATGTTTTTTATCCAAGAGGATTCTCCTTTCTTTCGTACTCAGCCCTGCACGGCCTGTAAGTACATTATAAGACTGGAATAATATGGAAGCAACCAAAAGGAGGTATTTTGAACGAAATTAAACCATACAGCCGTAAAAATGGCGGTAAAAGAAAAAGGCCCACAGGTGCGCCAACACCTGCAGGTCAGTGGAACATAAAAATCAATCATATCCCTAATTATATGGGGTAAATCGGAGGATTGTCAAGTGAATAATAAAGGTTGTGTAAGTAAAACGGTAGAAATCAGCATTGAAAAATACAATTATTTCGTTGCACTGGAAGCAAGAGTGGAAGCTATGAAAGACTTTACTGTTAAGAGTGAATACCGCCCTGAGAAAGAGGAAATTGCCAGTATTTTGGGATTTTGGTTGCCAGAAAAGGAGCTTGTACATGAAGAAATATCGTAAATTGTGGATTCTTCTGCGGGAGAAATTAACACAGTTTGAAAACAACGAGTGTGACCCCGATGATAAAGAAGTTTATCACGTTGTATTGACTGAAATGGCCCAGATGGAGGCCGGAGAGTTTTTGGAGGACTAAGATGTTAAAGACAGAAAAGGATTTTATAGGCTATCAAGGAATTTGCTCACAAAAGGGAATCTATTTAGAAAAGGATCAGGCTTTTGATTATATTACGGAACAAATCAATACTGATCCATCTCTGAAAGAAGAATTTCAGAAAGCAATGGTAGACTGGTTCTTTTCGGGAGATTTCATAAAAGTGTATAGAGAAGATAAGGAGGAAAAAGTATGGCAAGAGTCATAGGAGTAATGGGGGAGTCAGGTTCAGGTAAGACGACATCTATGAGAAATCTGGACCCCAAAACTACTTTTTATATTGATTGCGACAAGAAGGGAATGTCATGGAAGGGGTGGAAACAGCAGTACAGGGAAGAAAATCGTAATTATTACCGTACTGATTACCCATCTACTGTTTTAAATCTCCTGCAGAAGATTCAGGAGCAGGAGAATATGAGCCATATCAAAACAGTAGTGATTGATACTATCAACGGTATTATGGTGGGCGAAGAAATGCGAAATGTTAAGGTAAATGGTTATGGAAAGTGGACAGACCTTGCCTCTTACATATTTGGAATTATAGATTTTGCTCTGACCATGCGTGATGATTTAACTGTGCTTATTATCTGTCATTCTGAAACAATTTCTGATGAGAACGGATACATGTTCACCAGAATTAAGACGAATGGCCGGAAGCTGGACAAGATCATTTTGGAAAGCAAATTAACCACAGTGTTACATGCAATTCAGCATGATGGTAAATATGTGTTTAAGACCCATGCGGACAACTCTACAACTAAAACACCTTTTGGAGCCTTTGATGTAGATGAAATTGATAATGATATTACAAAGGTTATGGAAGTGCTGCAGGAATACTAATTAAAAGCTTGTTATAGCAGAAAGAAAAAAATTGACAGAGAGGAAAGAATAGACAATGAAAAGATTAGGAAAAGGTTATGAGGAAGCTCAGGCGTATACAGATGGAGGAAAGTTACCAGTTGGTGGATATGTTCTAAAAATTGAGAACTTGAGATATGAAGAGGGTGCCAATGGAAATTCCGATATAATTGTATTTCAATTTGATATTCTGGAAGGCGACTATGCAGGATTTTTTAGAAAGAATTTCGAAGATAATGTCCAGGAAGATAAGAAATGGAAAGGTACATACAGACTTTATGTTCCAAAAGAAGATGGAAGTGAACAGGATAATTGGACCATAAAACGTTTTAAAACGGTCATGAAAGCCTTTGAGGACTCTAACGGTAACTATCATTGGAACTGGGACGAAAACACTCTGAAAGGCAAGCTAATTGGTGGAATCTTTAATGATAAGGAATACGAATTTAATGGTCGTCACGGCTTCTTTACAAACTGTTATGGATTATGTGGTGTAGAAAAAATAAGAAGCGGCAACTATAAAGTTCCGGATCCAACATTATTAAAAAACCGTTCTTCTAGCTCTACACCATCAGCTAATGATGATTTTATGAACATACCAGCAGGAAGTGAGGAGGCAATACCTTTCTGATATGAATAACTTCGAGATTCAGGAATGCTTAGATTCTATGGAAATTATTGTAGATACAAGGGAACAGAATACAGAGAGAGCCAGGGAAAGATATTCCCGGTTCTCCGTCCCTTATAAACGCTGTGCGCTTGATTATGGAGACTATACATACAATTTCAGGCTACCAGATGGAAAGTGGCTGTATTCGCTTGATAAGACGCTTGAACCGCAGGTTGTAGTTGAGCGCAAGATGGATCTGGATGAGTTGACCCAAAACTTTACAAAGTACAGAAAGCGCTTTGAAGAAGAATTTGAAAAGGTAAGAGCTATCAATGGCAGAATCTATCTCCTGGTAGAAAATGCAACATGGGAAAACCTTATGAACGGCAGATATAAAAGTAAGTTCCATAAAAAAGCATTTATGGCGTCCATTACAGCTTACATGGTTCGGTATGGAGCTGGTGTAATCTTTTGTAAAGAAGAGACATCAGGTGCGTTAATTAAGGAAATTCTGTATCGTGATTTAAAGGAGAGATTGGAGAATGGGGAATATGGTTAATGGTGGCTGGGTAAAACTTTACCGGGAATTGAAATCAAAATCTATCTGGCAGCTTTCTTCTCCAGAACAAAAAACAGTCCTTATAACAATTCTTATGTGTGTTAATCATGAGGAAAATTCATGGGAATTTAATGGTCAACAATTCCATTGTAAATCCGGTCAAATGATCACTTCTTTGAAGTCTTTAGCAAAAGAATGCGGAGAAGGGGTGAGTATACAAAATGTAAGAACATCTTTGTCGCGCTTTGAAAAACTGGGTTTTCTAACAAACGAATCAACAAAGACCGGACGTCTCGTAACCATTGTAAACTGGGGGCTTTATCAGGGTTATGATGGTGAGGTCCAACAAACCAATCAACAAAGACCTAACAAAGGTCTAACAAAGAGCCAACAAAGACCTAACAAAGACCTAACACCTAACAAGAATGATAAAGAATATAAGAATGAAAAGAATGAAAAGAAAAAAGATCTTACGCCTGCGGCACCCGAAAACCAAAGCAGTGATGATGAGGGTTGGATGACTCCAGAAGAACTGATGGAGAAAGCAAAGAAAGGACTGATTTAATGCAGTATGAATTTGACAAAGAAGATGCCTTTCGTTTTGCGAACCATGTAAATGGAACTGTCAGAACCAGAGGAGAAGAATTGCAATTCACTTACTGCCCATATTGTTCCGGTGGGAAAAGCAAAGATAGGGGTTCTTTCTCGATCAGCCTAAAGACAGGGCAGTTTGAATGTAAGAGATCAAGCTGCCAGGCCAAAGGAAATATGATTACATTGTCAAAGGATTTTGATTTCTTTCTGTCAGAAGATATGGACCGATACATGAATCGCGATGGATTCAATGAAAAGTTCCGTCGATTTAAAAAAGTACATATTGAAGTGAAGGATCGTGCTGTGGAGTATCTCGAGAAAAGAGGAATATCGAAAGATATCACAGAGCGTTACCAGATCACAGTCAAAAATGATTCTGATAATATTCTTGTATTTCCGTTCTTAGACGATAAAAGTGAACTGAGATTTATTAAATACCGGAAAATGGATTTTGATAAAAGCAAGGATAAATCAAAAGAATGGTGTGAACGGGATTGTATGCCTATCCTTTTCGGCATGGACCAGTGCAAGGACTTTACTAGTCTTGTTATTACAGAAGGTCAAATTGATAGTTTATCAGTGTCAGAATCAGGGATTAAGAATGCTGTGAGTGTTCCTACTGGTGCGAAAGGTTTTACCTGGATACCTCATTGCTGGGATTGGATTAATCAATTCGATGAGATCATAGTGTTTGGAGATAGTGAAAACGGAGCTATGACCTTGCTAGATACGATCAGCCGAAGATTTTCCCATAAGCGAATTAAAGCCGTACAGCTTGAAGATTACAAAGGTTGCAAAGATGCAAATGAAATTCTACAGAAGTTCGGTAAGCAAACAGTTTCATTTGCTGTAGAGAATGCCAAACTCCTTCCGGTGAAGCAGATTAAAGAATTAGCAGATGTTGAGGCCGTAGACATTGAAAGTATGGAGCGAATCCAATTCAATATTCCGGCAATCGATAAACTGTTAAACGGCATGTATCTTGGACAACTTATTCTTCTAACTGGAAAACGTGGCGATGGCAAGTCAACATTCATGAGTCAGTTGATTGCAGAAGCCCTGGAGCAGGATTGCAATACTTTTATTTATTCCGGGGAGTTGGTTGACTTTCATTTCAAACGTTGGCTTGATCTACAGGTAGCAGGTACTCACCTTATTTATCAGAAATTAGAGAATGGAAACGAAACCTATACAATATCTGATTCTAATATAAAAAAGATCAATGCATGGTACAGAGGGAGAGCGTTTCTTTATGACAATTCCATTATTGAGGGTGAAGAACTGGAGGACTTGCTGACCGTAACAGAACAAGCGATTAAGCAATACAATATCAAATTTGTATGCATAGATAATCTGATGACTGCAATGGACGTGACGTCAAAAGATGATCTTTACAGAGCGCAGGGAGTTTTTGTTGGAAAGCTTGCAAAGCTGGCCAAAGCCTACAATGTGGTAATACTCCTGGTAGCACACCCCCGGAAAACGTCCGGGTCTATCTCAAATGATGATGTAAGCGGAAGTTCAGATATTACTAACAAGGTTGATGTTGTTATGTCGTATTCCAGAGACGAGGAAAACGAAGAAGAGGATAAACGCTTATTTAGAGTTACAAAGAATCGTCTAACTGGAAAATTAACCAAGGACGATAGCCCAATTAGTTTATACTACGCTTCTGGTAGTAAGCGAATTGTAGGCGTAGAAAAAAGATTTAACCGAGAATATAGTTGGAGTTCAGATAAAGATGATTTTCATGAATCACATGAAAGTCCATTTGGAACTGAATACATAAGTTTTGAATAGGTGATGTAATGACAAATAATGATGTTACAGAGATTTTAAAAAGTGTACAGAAGTTTTGGGCGAAATGGAGAGATAATGTTCCTTCTCCTGATTCTGATCTTTGGATAGAAATTAACCATGAAGTTTCTGAAATCCTCCAGAAACACGGAAAACATCTAATCTATAAAGAGATTAATGGAAGAGTGGAAGATGTTGAGGAATGGATAGCAGGACCAATTGTATTTTGGTTTTTAGATGAGATGTTCAGGAGGAGCAAAGAAGGCGTTTTAAGTCTTAGGTGAAAGAAATATCACAGATGGCAAAACGAGCGAAATTTGAGCTATAAGCGTGCGCTAGAGAGCGCGAGAAAGGAATAGGTAAAGCAATGGGTATAGATATTATTTCTGTTTTTAATCCACCGAAGAAAATTGAATTAAAGCATTGCCCGTTTTGCGGTGAAGAGGAAAAGGTAAAACTTGAGTCTTTCAGTGACGATGATGGATCAACTATTGTGATTAACTACGAGGAAGAAATCGAAGGAATAACACCAGCGTTTATACATTGCTACGGGTGTGATTTTGATTATTTTCCCCATACTGATAACCCGTTTGAAGTTATAAGAGCGTGGAATAAGCGTACAAACCAACAACATGAGGTAGAGGAATCATGAAGGAACGGCACAAACAAATAAAAGACTTCATCGTGCAGTACATAAAAGCCCATGGATACCCTCCATCATATCAGGAGATAGGCAAGGGTGTAGGGCTATATAGTAAACAGTCAGTCCATGAGAATATCCAGCAGATGAATGATTTAGGAATCATAAAGGCGGTCCCAGGGCAGCCAAGATGTATAAGCGTGCCGGGGTGGAGGTTTGTGGAAGAGCAGTAAACCCGTATTTAACGGAGTAAACCGAGAGAGGTAAATATATGAAATCATTTGTAAGTGATGAGACAAGGAGTTTCATGGAGGAACAATTTGCAGATTGCACAAGCATGGAGGAGTTAGCAGACTTATACGCAGCTTTCCAAATTGTTACAAAAGAACTTCTTAAAGACAGGATTTCAGATTTTGAAAGAACAGATCAATAATGTGTCCTGCTGTCCGGCATTACATAACCTTCCGGCTTGACTGGCAGTGCCTAGGCCGGAGGGGGATGATATTATTCTTTTAGATACTTAATGCAACATAGGAAAACCATTACATATACAACATACTTAAATATTTCAAGTATTGGAACAATGAACATTGGAGGCCTCCTGAAATTTTCTTTAATACGATTATATAATAACAAATTTTAAAAAGATAGTAGGCCATTCATTAAGATTGTTTACAAAATTAGCATTTTATAAAAAAGGAGTATTAAAGTGAAAAGACTAACAGAGAGATTTCCAGATGGGAAAGCGTATACTGAAGAATTCGTAAACGATAGAGGCGTTGATAATTCTATTTTTGTGGGCATTCCCATAGATCGATTGGCTGATTATGAGGACACAGGACTGAACCCAGAAGATATGCTTAATGCGAAACTACTTGAAGAATGGTATGAGGAATGTGGAGATTGCCTTTGGTGGAGTTTTCCCATTGAGGAGGCACCATACTGTGGCACTCCTTTAGACTGCGACTTTCCAGACCGCGTAACACATTTTACAAGACTGGTTGTTCCACAAAACTGA